AGCGCGGCATGCCCGCCAAGGCCGTGGAGGCGCTGCGCAAGCGCGCGGCCAGCAAGCCGCCCGGCCCGGCCCCGTTGAACGCCAAGCAGCTGCGGTTCGTCGAGGAATACCTGATCGACCTGAACTGCACGCAGGCCGCGGCGCGCGCCGGCTACAGCGAGCAGAGCGCTGAGCAGCAGGGCTTTCGGCTATTGAAGGATGCGAGGATCAAGGCCGAGGTCGAGGCCAGAATGGCCGCGCGGTCGCAGAAGACCGGCATCACGGCCGAGCGCGTTCTCCAGGAGCTCGGCCGGCTCGCGTTCTTCGACCTGCGCAAGCTCTACCGGCCGGACGGCTCGATGCTGTCCCCGCACGAGTGGGACGACGACACCGCGGCGGCCATGGCCGGCCTGGACGTGGTCGAGGAACTGGGGCCGGACGGCGACGACGGCGCGCGCAAGGCGCTGCTGGGCTACGTCAAGAAGGCCAAGGTCTTCGACAAGGGCGCCGCCCTGACGCTGGCCATGCGCCACCTGGGCATGCTCAAGGACAAGCTGGACGTGGCCGCGTCGGTCTCGATCAGCCTCTACTACGGCGCCCCGCCCGATGGCTGACGGCGAACTGGCGATCCGCTACCAGGCCAGCCGCACCTGCGCCCGGCTGCATGCGTCCGATGCATTCGTCCGGGCGATCATGGGCCCGATCGGCTCGGGCAAGTCGGTCGGGTGCGTCATGGACCTGTTCGGCCGCGGACTGCGGCAGCGACAGGGGCCGGACGGCTGGCGCCGGAGCCGGTGGGGCGTCATCCGCCAGACCTATCCCGAGCTCAAGTCGACCACGATCCGGACCTTCCAGGCCTGGCTGGGCGCGATCGCCGACTTCCGCTGGGACTCGCCGATCACGGCCCGGATCACCCTGCCGGCGGAGCGGGTCGACATGGAGTTCGTGTTCCTGGCCGTCGAGCGCCCGGACGACATCAAGAAGCTGCTGTCCCTGGAGCTGACCGGCGGCTTCATCAACGAGGCGCGCGAGGTCCCGAAGGCCGTGCTGGACGCGCTGACCGGTCGCGTCGGCCGCTACCCGGCGACCAAGGACGGCGGCCCGACCTGGTCCGGCGTGCTGCTCGACACCAACCCGCCCGACACCGATCACTGGTGGTACCGGCTGGCTGAGGAAGACGTGCCGCACGGCTGGGCGTTCTTCCGGCAGCCGGCGGCAATGCTCAAGGTCGGCACCGTCTACGTGCCGAACCCAGCTGCCGAGAACATCGCCAACCTGCCTGGTGGCTACGACTACTACCAGCGCCTGATCCCGGGCAAAACGGCCGAGTGGATCAAGGTCTACGTCCTGGGCGACTACGGGTCCAGCTTCGACGGCAAGCCGATCTATCCGGAGTACGTCGACAACATTCACTGCGCCGACGACGTGCTGGAGCCGATGCGCGGCCTGCCGCTGTACCTGGGCTTCGACTACGGTCGCACGCCGGCCTGCGCCGTGCTCCAGCTGACCCCGCGCGGGCAGCTGCGGATCATCGACGAGCTGGTGGTCGACACCGCCGGCGCCGGCATGGGCATCCGGGCCTTCACCCGGGACGTCGTCGCGCCGCACCTGGCCACCGAGTACCAAGGCATGCCCTACATCAGCCGCGGCGATCCGTCCGGCGTGGCCAAGGACGGCAACGATCTGGACTGCTTCGCCATCCAGACCGAGGTCGGCGTGCCCACCCAGCCGGCCATCACCAATGCGCCCGAGGCGCGCCGGGACGCGCTGCGCAAGTACATGCTGCGCTCCACTGGCGACGAGCCGGGCTTTCTGGTCTCGCCCAAGGCGCAGATGATCCGGCGCGGCCTGATGGGCGGCTTCCGCTACAAGCGGGTCCAGGTCACCGGCGACGAGCGCTACCAGGACGTTCCGGACAAGAACAAGTTCAGCCACCCCTGCGAGGCGGCCGAGTACGGCGGCATGGCCACGCTGGAAGCCGCGCAGCTGTCGGGCACCGTGAAGGCGCAGCCGCGCTCGGCGCCGCGCTCGGCGGGATGGACGTGATGCCGCGCTTCGTCGCTCAACGCCGGCTGCCGTCGACCTTCCGCTCGCACCCGAAGGGCGGCGGCATCGTGGCCGAGTTCGACGTCTACCCCAGCCGCCACGCGCGCCTGGCTGCGAAGGTGCTGGTGTTCGCGTCCAAGCGCGCAATGCGGACCTTCTGGGCCAAGGCGCTGGGTCGGGATGACTTGGGCCCGCGTTGCGAAGGCGCGGTCAACAGCCTGCTGTTCCAGGTACAAAGCCCCGAAGGCAAGGTCCTGCGCGTCGGGGGCGACCCGCGCTACTTCTGCGTGGTCGGCCTGCTGCGGCGCCGGCTCACCACCGAGATCGTCTGCCACGAGTCCGTGCACGTCGGGTTCGCGTACCACAACCGGGTGGCGCGATCGCCCTTCGCCGGTCCGGACGACCTGGAGGAAGAGCGGGTCGCCTATCCGGCCGGCGCGGTGGCCGCGGCCATCCTCGCCAATCTGTCCGCCCGCGGCTGGCTGTTGCCGTAGTCGAAAGGAGTCGACGCCATGCAATTCGGCCTGATGGCTGTCCTGAACAACCAGGAGATCGAGCAGGAGCGCCAGGCCAAGGTCGCCGGCGAGCAGGCTGCCGACCCGAACGCGCACCTGATCGGGCGGCTGCACGCGCACCTGCAGCACTGCTGGCAGGCGGCCAAGGACGCCAAGATGGAGGTCGAGCACGAGATGCTGCGCGACCTGCGCCAGCGCGAGGGCGTCTACGATCCGGACAAGCTGGCGGCGATCCGGGAGCAGGGCGGCTCCGAGATCTACATGCAGCTTACCAACCTGAAGTGCCGGTCCTTCGAGTCCTGGATGCGGGACGTGCTGCTGCCGGTGGGTGAGCGGCCGTTCTACTGCGGACCTACCAAGGTGCCGCAGCTGTCCGGGGACATCGTCCAGACCATCGCCCAGACGGTGCTGATGGAGGCCGAGCAGGCCATGGCCCAGGGCCTGGACGTGACGCCGCAGCAGGTGTTCGAACGGTCCCGGGAGCGCGCGAACCAGGCGCGGGCGCGGATCAAGGCCGAGGCCGAGGCTCGGGCCGACCGCATGGAGGACGCGATCGACGACCTGCTGCTGGAGGGCAGCTGGTACGACTCGATGGAGGACATGATCGGCGACATGGCCACGTTCCCGGCCGGCATCCAGAAGGGGCCGGTGATCCGGAACAAGCGCCGGCTGAAGTGGGTCGAGGGCGCCAACGGGGAGTGGCAGCCCCAGGCCGAGGACGAGCTGGTCCCCATCTGGTACTCGCCCAGCCCGCTGGACATCTACCCCGCGCCTGACAGCACCGGCCCCCAGGACGGCTACCTGTTCGAGCGCATCGCCGTGCGCCACCAGGCGCTGCACAAGATGATCGGCGTGCCGGGCTACAACGAGGCCGCGATCCGGGCGGTGCTGGACGAGTACGCGAACGGCTACCGGATCGACGCGGACCACCAGCAGCAGCGCAACGAGCTGGAGCAGAAGCGGCACTGGCAGATGTCGCCGGACGCCGGCCTGGACATGCTGGAGTTCCACGGCTCGGTCAGCGGCGAGATGCTGATCGAGTGGGGGATGGCGCCCGAGAAGGTGCCGGACCCGGCCGCGTTCTACGAGGTCACCGCCGGGATGATCGGCCGGCACATCGTCCGGTGCGTCCTGAACGAGGACCCGATGGGCCTGCGGCCCTACGAGCTGTGCTACTTCGACCGGATCAAGGGCGCGTTCTGGGGCCGCGGCCTGCCGCGCGTGATCCGCGACGTCCAGGAGGTATGCAACGCCACCGCCCGGGCCCTGGTCAACAACATGGGCATCGCCTCCGGCCCGATGGGCGAGGTCGAGGTCGACCGCCTGGCCGACGGCGAGGATGCGACCAAGCTGTGGCCGTGGCGGATGATCCAGACCAAGTCCAACCGCACCGGCACCCCGTCGCCGGCGGTGCGGTTCCACAACGTCAACAGCCACGCCAACGAGCTGCTCCAGGTCTACACGTACTTCTCGCAGCTGGCGGACACGTACAGCGGCGTGCAGTCGTTCGACCACGGCGTGAGCTCGCGCTCCGGCGCAGCCAGCACCGCGTCCGGTCTGTCGATGCTGATGAACGCCAGCAGCCGGCAGGTCAAGCGCGTGGTGGCGTCGGTCGACCGGGTGACGGTCGGCACGGTCAAGCGCGCGCACGCACACATCATGCTGTACGGCGACGACCCCGACGTGAAGGGTGACGTCCAGATCGAGGCCCGCGGCGCCGGCCAGCTGATGGTCCGCGAGCAGCAGCAGATGCGCCGGGCCGAGTTCCTGGCCGCGACGAACAACCCGGTCGACATGGGGATCATCGGGCCGCTGGGTCGGGCCGAGCTGCTGCGCGAGGCGGTCAAGTCCATGGACATCCCGGTCGAGCGGGTGGTGCCGGAGCGCGACCAGATCATCGCCCAGATCCGCGCCGAGGCGATGGCCGCTGCGCAGATGCAGATCGCCCAGGAGGCGCAGGCCGGCGCGCCTG